CTCTTATTGCGACTCTCGTCACAGCTGGGTGTGTCGCTAGAGGCGTTAGGATTTCAATAATCCACGATTTTGCCTTATCTGATATCACCTGCTGTCCAGATTGCGCGAACGCAGTGACCAGCGACATTAAGATTACAATGTCTCTATCCACACCTGGCTCTTTGATAATTGAGTATTTTGCCCCACCTCTTTCGAGATTGGGGTTCAGCCCAACTAGTAGCTCAAGGGGTGAGATCCTCAGCTTCAAAACTGTCTCACCACTTGCCACATTAGGATTGATCAATGTAATTGAGAACGTTAGCGGTTTAGCAACGTCCGAATTCAATTGATCAGCTATCGCGCCTCGATAATTTGTATCGAATGCAGCAGATAGCTCCAATGTCTGTGGCCTTGATGGCAGTGAGGTTGGTAGTTTTGATTCCGCCCCTGCCTGATAGATCAGAAGTGATTGTGGATCGCCAAAGTACGATATACTTGGTGTTGCTGCGCCAAGCCTTGTTCTCCAGTATTCACTTACCTTCGCTGCGTAGATCAAAGAGAACCGAGCGTTCTTGTCCTCAGATCTTGTTACTGCGACAATCTCCGCCCTTGCCATCGCCAGATAGATGACATCAGTATTTATCATACCAATGGTTCTAAGTACCGGTACGTCTTGTACGGACCAGCGAGCAGTGGCTATTTCATCAGCCACCATGTTAGCTAGGCCTTGCATCGCTTCAATCGTCAGTAGTGATCTGTTAATCTCACTAAAGAGAGTAGTGGTTGGAACGTACTCAGGTGGTAGCAAGGCCAATTCTTGGCCAGCTTCCCTTGGAAAGTTGTTCACCACATCCAGCTTCGATTGTTGCATCAATGGCAGATATGCCACCAACCCACGGTAGATACCATCAGCCGCTGAGCATGGAACGAGTCCAAAGTATTCAGCAAATTTAGCTAATGGTATGACCTCAATCGAGGGAGCCGATTGCAACACAGATAATATAGCGTTGCATGCTTCACGACTATCCGAATTGTCACGATCGTTCATCATCGTCTTCTCATCCGCAACAGCGGCCACCAGGAAATTGGCGTAGCCAGCTAGGCTGGCCAAAGTAGTTGATGCTTGAAGCGTCTTTGATAGCGCCGTTGGCTCACGGTAGTAGGTCTGAACGATTGCCTGAACAGTGTCCAACTGCTCCAGCCTCAATCGAATTTCTGGAATTGCATGCGAAGCATGTCTTAGCATGTTTGCGATTACCTCGCCGATCAAGTTTGGTGTAGCATCTTGATCCAGTTCCTTGGTATATGCAGAAATTCGCGCCTCCGAGAAGATATCGCGTAGCGATTCTGTTAGAATGACCCGCTTGATATCGTCCATAGTCAGGGTATATGTCGGAGACATCCTAACTATCTTGCGCTCTGGCCCTTTCAGCACCATATCCATGTGCTTTAGCACTTGCGTAATCACATGTGAGATAGCTGATATCACATTGGCATCAGTCACCCTATTTTGTAGGGCTAATGCCGTCTGCGTATCGATCATGTTTTCCGTCATCATATATTTGCCCCGTCTAGCCGCCAGAGTTACTCTTGGCAGTAGGGCGTTGACAATGTTTGATGGAATGTCGGGTGATGAGAGTACGGCCCGAAACTCTTCCAGTGCAGTTTCACTATCAAGTGATTTAGCTAGTAACAAGCCGAGTGTCTCATCCGCGGCCATCCCAGTGATGTCGAAAACTCGATATCCTGGGTAGTGCCTGGAAACAAGCAGTTCGGTTGGTTTGTGAAAGTCGACAATTTCCGACTTCGCAAGCAGCAACGAGCTTGTTGAGTCGTATGCAGACAGACCACCGGCGATATGGCTGGCGGTCAGCTGACGATCAACGAACTCGGAAGCTGTTGAGAAAATGTTTGGGCTTGGACCCATGGACGTATTCATTCTCTCCTGATCCGTCTCTGCCTGGAAGGTGTTAGACGGTTGCTCTGTACCCGACGCCGTCTTCTTTGGCGTAGGGGGCTTTCTTGGCGTTTGTGCCATGGTTTAGTTCTCCACTATTGATTGAACTTGGATTGAACTCAGACTAGGATCTTCATCCAGAGGCGGAGGCATATTAAATGTCACTTGCTCTGATGTCGCTCCCACAGGACCACTGGCGTCATAAATAAAACGCTGTGGTTCACGTTCCTCGCGTGATGCTATGCTACCCTCGAAGACTCCCGTCTCTCTGGCACCGCGAGTTTTCTTCCCTGTGTACTTGTCCACCACGATAAAGCAAGCCGCGGCGGCTGCCAGCTTAGACAGAAATGCCTTTCCATACTCGACGTCCTCATCCATAGGATTGACTGTCGCCAGCATAGTAATACCATTTCTAGCAAGCTGGTTTGAGACTCTGGTAATTGCAGTAAAGAAGGGCATAATTACACCCTTCGTACTTGCTGGGCCATTGATCTCAAACAGTGGTGCTCTCAACGAGTCAATGGCATAGAGACGGTCGTGAACAACGGTATCTCTGGCCACACGTAGTAGAGCGGCGTCAACTGAACGGAAGATTCTTAGATTCTCCAACTCCTCGACGTCATCTGGGTTTTCGACAGCTAAGACACGTTCTACATTAGGCAAAGCCCCGATTGGAGCTCGACCCAGCGCCCTTAGCAAAGTGGACTTACCTGCCGCTGTTGTACCAGATATTACAGTAAGGCCGTATGGTAGTGATATCGAATCAGCATGTCCTACCTTCAGTGGTAAGCTTCGTTCGACGTAGTGTTCACGGCGCTTGTTGGGCATTGTTGGCTCATCGATAAATGTTACTTTACGTAAGCGCGCAATCCCAGTTTCGATGTTGACAACCCCAAAGAAGCGTTGTGTATCAAACAGGCAAAGCTCTAGTGCTTTACCGGAGACAACATCTTCAATCAGTTGCTTCGACTCCCTTTCTTCTTTCGTCCTTGGACCTTCTTTGAGGCCATCTGATATGGCCTCTTGATCGTCTAACTCTGTACTCATGGTGCTCTCCTAATGAACTAGCTCACCCAGTTCTACAGTCGGAACTTTAAATAGGTGTCTAATTGAGTTGAAGAAGTCACTCGCTGGTATTGTTGCTACAATCTCATCAAGTACTTCTTTCGAGACATCAGCTGGATCTATACGATAGACCAGATAATGTGGATTTGCCTTCACAATCGCATCCACTTCTGTGAATCTTTGTCGCTTGGCGACTGCTCGGGCTATCAGGTACGGATTGATACCTAATTCGTTTCGGATCTCCTCTTCGTATATGCGATTCAAGTCACGAAATATTGGAGTTCTTGAATAGTGCTGGAATCTAGCGAGCACGCCCTCCGCATATGAGATTGGATTCATGTTATCCATGGATGACTCTCTAGCTAGAGGGTTTACTATGTATGTAACTGGATTGGGATACGCTCGTTTCTTTCCACCATCCATGGCAAACACGTCACCAAGATAGATCACTGGTGTTTCTGGCTCTAGTACTGCATATGGCGACTTAGCTCTCTTCAATAGTTCGTAGACTCTTGAAGAGTTGGTCATCATAGTGGCGTCATCACTCATATTAAGCAGACCATGATTTGGATTCTTACCTTGCAGAAAAGGTTCGATTTCATCAATTGAGCTTAGTGCTCCTGAATCTCGATAGAGGATCAGATAGACGAATGTCATCCAAAGCTTACCCAAGTCTGGATTAATAAATATCCCTGATGTTAAGCCAGCATGTACGTTGGCTTCGCCGTCTAGTGGATCACCTCCAAACACGGGATTGTAGGAATCCGGTGTTTCACGCCATGGTGGGGGAGCTACGAATGATGCATATAGCATACGACGCAGAACAATCAACAAGCGTTCATCCCAGTACTGTTCCAGCTCCTTTAGTAGAAACTCGAAGAACCAGGTTGGTAGCGTGGTATCCATATTCTTAACATCAGAGCCAACAATGTAGCGGTATTGTGATATCCGCTGCTCCTTGTCTTCCCAGCCACGCGTCTTGTATGTAAAGGCAAATCTATTAAGATACACAGACCTATGGCATCCCATGATGGCGGTCATAAAATAGTTTGGGATACCTGAGAAGCCCCAAACCACACGCCTTCTCATAGCGAAGTGATTTGGTATGACGCCACCAGCGTCATCGAACACACGAAAGTCAGCCTCGAATGAAGCTTTGAGTGAGCCTGTTCGAGCTTCTTCCTCACTTGGAGCTCGTCTTGCTTTAGCTTTTAGAGTGCCATCTTCCTCCTTAGTGATGGGTGTTGGTTGCTGTCTTTCATGAATTGCGTTGACTAGCAAGGAGTGGAAGTC